GCAGGTGTCTTACCCGCTGTACCTGCTCTCGTGTCATTCGCAAACCAACCCACAACACACTGATCCCCTATCTCTGGTATACCTCCCATAAAGTGTCGGTTGCCCATAGAGGGCATCAATAACTCAACCCCTGTTAAAGCTCTCGTGTCCGCACCACTCCCGTTAAGGATTTCTAAAGTGCATCTCATCTCCTCCCAATGCATCTCTACAATCTGTGCAATGCACATAGAGAGAGCTGACCAACCCCTACTTGAATCAGCAGACTTACTCTCAATCGCTTTCTGTTCCCTCATTAAATTTACATCAGTCATTATCATCTCCTCCTACTCGTTTTGAGGCGGCTTTAATTGCTTTTGCTTGATCACTTAGTTGATCTAAACCTGCACTTGCACTTGAAACTGCTCCTGCAAATGGATTTCTAAACGATGTCTGTAAGGTATCTGCGTCTTCATCTACCTCAGTAAATGAAGATAGCAAGCGATTGTTACCTCGATTGTTAAAATCAAATCCATCACCAAAACCACTTGAAGTAGCAAAACCCCCTTGACCTGGTGGCACTCTCTCGATATTTTCACCTCGTAAAGCTGTCTGATGCTCTCTCCATTCAACTGATTTCTTCTCGGTCATATTTCTAATGCCTCTCAGTGCTGGGTTCTCAATCTCTAAGAAGTTGTCTAAGTCTAATGACCCCTCCAATAAGATTGCGTCTGTGCTGTGTATTCTACATTCGCAAACCACATTCCCATCTTCACTAGGGTAAATCTCTGAAAGAGCTGAAGGGATGTTCGTAATGATCTGTTCATCACTACGAGTCATTAACCTATTCGCTAACACACTCGCATCATCCTTGGTTATTGCGTTATCATCTGTATCTCGTTTTTCTGCGTCTAACCCTAACCCAACCCTAAGACGATCTCTATCTTCTGCTGATAGAGACATTACTCTGCGTATATACTGTTGCTTCAATCTCTTTCTAAAATCTGTTTGGTTACTGGCTTCATCTAAGTTATCCATCGCTTCATCTAACCCTTTCGGAGTCAATACCTGTGAGGGATCTTGCCTTAAAAGAGCGTCAAATAATGTGCCTCTTGAGGGGCTTAAACCACGACCATATTGATACGCCCCAAATACCTCATACCCCTTAGCATCAGAAATAGGGAAGATTGGTGTGATGGTAGGAGTCGTATCTTTTTTCGTTGTGTATGTAGTCCCACTGAGTTCTACCGTACCCAAATCTGCTGTAGGGAGGATCGTATTTGGTTTAATCGTTCTATATACAAAACCCCTCACCGCAGTTATTAACTCTTCTTGCGTTTTGACATTTGCTTCTGTGGGGTTTGCAGTTAGCTCTTTCCATTTATCTTCATTGTACGCAAGCTTTACTTTCTCTTTAGTCAACTTTCTAAGAGCATATACGATGACGGAAGCAAAGTGGCTGGCCAACGAGTTTGTATTTGTGACTACTTTACCCGCCCGACTCCGTTTAGCAGTTGGAGGGAACTTAATGTCTAGTCCTGTACTTTTACTTTTTTTAGAAGAGGCTAAGGTTTCCGTTGTTCCTGCAAAGATCTCTGTACCATTTGCAAAGTAATCACTTGCTTCTGCACTATCCCAATTCGCTACAGGAAAGTCGATTCTAAGAAGAGGTACTTTCAGTTTGTCTATTTTAGGGTCTGCTGATGCATTGAAGAATCTTTCAATGATAGTACCAGCCTTTGTATTTTGATTGAAGTTTTTTGCTTTAAGCAATGCACCTTTAATATGTCTATACAAACCCTCCCAATACTCAGTTCCTGGTTTATAGTTCCTTTGAAACCAAACCTGTGAGATTTTAAGTATAGGGCCTTTTGACTTACTTACAGAGAATTGACTAGTAACTTGAAAAGACAAAGATGTGATGTCTTTAGTCGGCACATACTCTACACCATTAGAATACATTGTTTTCGTCATCAAACCCCTAACGATCTGTCCACGAGTGGATGAATCATTGCCGAAGACAACGGTATCCCCATCTCCATCGGGTTTAGCCTTGACTACATTATCCTTAACAGTGTCGGGTACATTGTCATTGAAACGAAGTTCGGGAACTTCTCTTTGTGTGTCTATGTTGTACTCAGTCAACTCTGGACCTTGATGTTCGGGACTTGGGTGTGATGATGAATAGTATCTAAAGTAACCCTGTGCTTTCGGAACAAAGCTCGATTTCTTATCCGAGAGAGCTGACATCAAGTTCTGTAAGGGAGAGTTGCTAGGATTACGACCCTGTGGTGATTGGATAAGGTAAATAAGGTCAAGGATCGTAGCTGTATTAGATTCCCCTGTAGGGTTGGGGTTTTTCTTTGTGCCTGCTTCACCATAGACACCTGCTGTACCTACTGCCTTCTGGATGTCGCCCTGTACTGATTCCAATCTATTAGCTTCTTTTTTCCTTGCTTTTTCAACCTTCGCGGATTGACCCCCTTTCCCTATCGCCAATGCGGCATTCCCTGCGTCCTTACGAGATTTATCCGTAATCGTCTTTAACTCTGCTGTGCCTGCAATCTCACCCTTCACTAAAGGAAGCACTACTTTTCTTGGTGCAGACCCATCACTTGAAGGGACCATTAAAAACCAAGGGCCTTTACGAAGATCCACATTAGGCTCTGCATTGAGAATACCCAATCGCATACCCTCATTGATAATCATGTTCCTATAACGCACACGCTCCTTTGGTTTTTTACCTCCTATGTTATGGAAGTCTGGTGTATAGAACAACATACTTGGACTAATGTTCTGGTGGTCAAAAGCCATGACCACATTGGGGAATCCAGTGATCTTTTTATAAGCAACATCACTGTCTTGTGATTGAGCATTAATTTGTCTGCTACCCTCATCTGTTCGATCATACCTCTTGTAAATATATCTTTCGGGTAACTCGGTGCGACCTAGATCTACTGCACGAGAAGGATCATCCCTATACTTAACTGAAGCATCTCCTGGTGGAATAAACTTTTTACGCTGACAAGTTAAGGTAAGCGATGTCGTGCATGAGCCACCATAACTGAATGAATGATTGATTGATTCCACATAATAATAGCAATCGTTCTCCTCAATGTAGACAGGATATCCTGCTTTCATTTCGGGTCTTAGAGGAATGGTCACACTACACCCCTCTGTCGTCTTATTTTGCTTGTCTAATTCTACAGCCGCCGCATAGTATGCTTGCCTTCCATTACTGTAAAAAGATGAGTCAAAATCTTGACCCTTCCAACCATATTTGGCGACCAAAGCGTAGTCCACATAGACACCCTTAACACCCCATTCTCCTGTAGGGGCGACTCCATTAAAGTTCCTAAAGTGAGATCCCTTCATAGTAACATAAGTCGCTTCGGGTTCAGCATGGGTAAAACTAATGTCGATTATATCTTCTCTGTAAATGTTATAGACTCGATCAGAAGAGGTATCCATGTTGTACATAGGGGGTTTAAATACTAAGTCTCCATCCATGTCTTGGTAGAACTCATAGCCAGTTGCTTCACATACACGATTCGCTATGCTTTTCTTACTCTCCATGTTTGACTCAAAGAAAGAGATTTGACCAAATGAACCTAAGTCGGGTACGAAAGGTTTTAGTTGGAAAACACTCAACCCTTTCTTATCTTTCTCTGTTACTTTACCTAATAACCTCGCGTCCATTGTCCTTTGAACACGACCCTGTGTTGCGTTGTTATGTTCAAACGCTATCAAACCAGCCTTAACCATTCGAGAGAAAGAAATCCCTTTACTTTTCTCTTGTGAATAAGGTTTCTGTTGTTGTTTAATTACTCCCCTAAACTCAGCCTGCTTTTCACCTTTAGTCACAGTTTTATTCGCTACGATCTGTGTCTCTATCGCTGAATACATACGACCCGATGCACCATACATACGAAGCCCATACATACCATTCTTGAATCGTTGCTCTAAGTACCTAATCATCAATGAGTAAAGCTGAGGTCCTGTACCCGATCTCGCTTTAATGTTCGACTTCTTTGATAAAGCGAAACCAGTACCCTCTGCACTACCTCCTGAATCTAAGAACAAATCATAAATGACTTGGTGAGGGGTCATCCCTGTATATACATGACCTCTAAGATTAACTGAACCACGAGACATCGTAGGATCAGCGGCAAAGTATCCTTGCTGTGTATTGATCTGTTGGTTATCCCAAAAAGAGAGCATATTTCTCGTGGATATAGACACATCATACGCCCCGTCCGTTAGTGAGACATCAACTCCCGATATGACTCCATGAAAGACAGGGTAATAAGGTCGAATCTCAGTATCTGGTGCTGATAATGTTTCTCCATTCTCTAGGTCTATATTGTCAGCTTTTAAGGCAAGCTCTTTTACTTGGAAGAATCCCCTATAATAAACGAAAACCTCAATCCCCGATACGAGGATAAACTTACCGTCTTTATATACAGAGTCTCCATAAGCCCAAGGGATCTTCAAAGATATATCACAACCGTTAGATCCATCTACCCCACCACTTGCACTCACTGTAGTGATGAATCTTGAGAAATCAATCTTGTTCCTACAAGTTGGGCAACCAGGTA